GGAGATCAAATCCACAGAAGGCATAGACATCTGCTGGGTGGAAGAAGCTGAGCTCGTCAGCGACTACTCGTGGGATGTACTGATCCCGACCATCCGCAACGATGGCAGCGAGATATGGACCAGCTTTAACACCCGCGACGAGTCTGATCCGACGTATAAGCGCATGGTGCTTAATCCCCCCCCGGGCGCTGTCGTGCGCAAGGTAAGCTTCCGTGATAACCCGTGGTTCAGCAAAGAGCTTCGCGCCGAGAAAGATTACTGTGCACGCGTTGACGCCGACGCGTACCAGTGGATATGGGAAGGCATGCCGCGTCAGATAAGCGACGCGCAGGTTCTTCGCGGCAAGTACAAAATCGAACCCTTCGCCCCGATGGTCGACGTGTGGGACGGCCCATACTACGGCGCTGACTGGGGATTTAGCGTTGACCCCAGCACGCTTGTTAAGTCGTGGGTGTGGCAGCGCAAGCTCTACATCGAGGCCGAAGTGTACGGCGTTGGCATTGAGATGGACGAACTGCCGACGCGCTTTGCTGATATTGCCGACGCGAAGCTGCACACGATACGCGGAGATAACGCGCGCCCGGAGACGATCAGCTACCTGCGCAATCACGGCTACCCGAATATCATCGGCGTGGACAAGTGGCCTGGCAGCGTTGAGGATGGCATCGCACATCTGCGCGGCGCTTACGAGGAGATCATCATTCACCCCCGTTGCAAGCACGTAGCCGAAGAGGCGCGCTTGTGGTCCTACAAAGTTGATCGCCTGAGCGGAGATGTGCTGCCGGTTGTGAAAGAAGGCCACGATCATTGCTGGGACGCTATTCGCTACGCGTTGCAGCCGCTAATCACAAACAGCGGCCTCGGCGGAGCGCACGTCGCTGTAGACATGGAGAGTGCCCATGTCACTTGGTAACACGATCCGCAGTTGGTTCGCCACCCCTCCGTTGCCAGAGAAGCCTACTGCTGAGTTGCCAGATGGCGCACAAGGCAAGCCGCTGCTGGGCGAGACAGGTTGGAGCGAGTCCCTGGTCTACGCCAAGAGCAAGTGGCCCAAGTACAACCCCGACGAGTTGATGGGCCTTAAAGGCGCGCGCGTCTACCGCAAGATGATGACCGACGAGCAGGTGAAAGCGGTTGTGCGCTTTAAGCGCGACGCCATCACCGGGCGCAAGTGGTACTTCGAGTTTGACGCGAAAGACCTGCTGGCAGCGAATGCCGAGGAAGAAGCCGCACCGTCGGCACCCGTCGGCGGGAAGGAAGAGTCGGCGCCGATCATTGGCGCTGGCAAGCAGGAAATGGTTCGCAGGGCAGCAGCTCTCGGCTACAAGATTACATTCGACGCGATGCCCATTGACGATCAGTCACTCGAGCAGCCTATCGATGAGCAAGAATCCCTTGAGCAGCCTTTGGCTGACGATGGCTCCCTTGAGCAAGAGGAAGCCGGCGCCCTGTCAGAAGAGCAAGAGCTCCGCATCCGCGTGTTCGAGCAGGTCATCGAGCAGATGGATGGTTCGTTCTTCGACGCATTGAACGCGATCATGACCGCGGTGCCTTACGGCTTCTCCATGACGGAGAAGGTGCAGAAGGACATCGAAGTAGACGGCAAGACGTGGGTTGGCATTAAGCGCCTGGCGCTGAAGCCTTTCGACACGTTCCTATTCTCCCCGGATGAGTACGGCAACATAGCCAAGACCATCCAGCGCTTCGAGGGCTACGAGCAAACCATCGACATGGAGCGCTTCATTCACTACGTGCAGAATGCCGACGTAGACCAACAGTATGGGCAGAGCGAGCTGCGCGAAGCGTATCGCGCGTGGTTCAGCAAGGACATTGCCATCCGCTTCTGGAACATCTTCTTGGAGCGCTATGCCTCCGGGTTCTTCAAGATTCAACCGAAGGACGGAGTAAAGATCACAGCCGGCAGCGCCGAGCACACGGCGCTGGTTAACCTGCTAACGAACCTTGGCCCGAAGACCGGTGTGCTGCTGCCGTCGGGCGTCGAGGCCGAGCTGGTCTACCCCGCGACCACGGACGCGTACGAGAAGGCTATCGCCTCGCACGATAAAGCCATCGCCAAGGCGCTACTGGTCCCGAACCTGATGGGCATCAGCGAGCAAGGGCAGACCGGCAGCTATTCGCAGTCGCAGACGCAGCTCGAGGCGTTCATGTGGACGCTTGAGGCTGAGACGAATCGCCTGGAAGAAATCCTCAACGAACATCTGTTCCGCCCGCTGGGTGAGATTAACTTTGGCGCTGGTCCTTATCCGCGCTTCCGCTTCAAGCCGCTTTCCGAAGCGATGAAGATGCAGATCATCAAGACCTGGGTCGAGTTGGTAAAGGCCAAGGCCGTAACATCAACCGACGCGGACGAGGGCCACATCCGCGAGTTGCTCGATTTCCCGGAAGCAGGCGAACCACTCGAAAACTCAGCGCCCTCTGCGGCGGGTGTTGCCATCGATCCTGTTACGGGAAAGCCTATACCGCCGAAGCCCGGCGCCGCACCGGCCGACAAGGCCAATCTGCCGCCCGCCCCGAAAAAGCCTATCGGCAAAGGCGACAAGCGCCCCGGGGAAACAGTCATCGGTGCTAAGCGCATTACAACCCAGCACAAGGCCGAGTTCCTCGCCCGCGCGGTCAAGCGCGTGGACTTCGCGGTCATTGACAACCGCGGCACAAAGATCACCGCGGGCGCGAGCGCCAAGGTGCACGAAGCGCTGCGCAGTGGCATTGACGCCATCAAGGAGTTCATCCGCACCGAGGACTTGTTCACCAACCCCGGGAAGATCGCAGACGTCGCCATGCCCGCGCGCGTCATGACCCGCGTGCGTAAGGCGGCAGAAGCTGGGCTTAAGGAAGCTTGGGACTTAGGCCACGCGCATGCCCGCCGCGAGCTGGAGAAAGCGCAGAGCACACGCTTCGCAGCGGATGAGCTGCGCCTAGCGGACGCCGCGGCGCAAGCGTTCCTTGAAGCACGTTCCTACTCAATCGCAGGAGACCTCGCAGATGGCGCTCGTAAAAAGGTTACGACAATTCTTTACAACGGCATTAAAGGCGGTTGGGCGTTGGATGAAATACTTAACCGCATCGAAGAAGAGCTCGGCGCAACCGTCCTCCCCCATGCCTCTACGGCGGTCCGCACCGCAGTCTTTGAAGCCATCAACGAAGCGCGTTATGAGCTCTTCGCATCGCCAGAAATGAGCGGATTCATCGAGGCGCTGGAGTTCAGCGCGATCCTCGATGGCCGCACAACCGAAATCTGCGAGCACATGGACGAACGCGTGTACCCGGTGGGCGACAAAGTGTGGGAAGGCTACACGCCGCCGCTGCACTTCAACTGCCGCTCGCTGCTGGTCGCGGTGACCATACGCGACACCTGGGAGCGCAGTGACGACCCTGCAATCGAACCGATGGACGGATTTGGAGGCGCCTGATGACATCGGAAAGGATTCAAACATTGGCGCAGCAGCCCTTTATCCGCCCGGGCGCGGTGGATTTTGACAACGCTTATGCAGTCGCAATCTACGACGCGCACGCTCGCGTTTGTCTTGATCGCATGATTGCAGCGGAGCCACACAAGAAGCACGTCTTCCCATACGGCAATAATTTTGCGTTGATGGGGTACGTACCAGAGGTTACAGAAGTAGGAGCTAACCAATGCACACCGTAGAAGCTGAAATCTTCGCCCCGGGCACTTGGAACAAGACCTGGACGTTCGCCGCGAAAGACCTGCACGATATCGCCGCCAACTTCAAGGCGCTGGGCGACAACCACCACGTGCCGCTGAAGTTCGGGCACAACAACAAGCAGCCCATGACCGACGGCTATCCGGCGCTCGGCTGGGTCAGCGAAGTCTGGGTAAAGGACGATAAGCTCATGGCGCGCTTCGAGAGCGTGCCGGCAATCGTCAAGAAAGCATTCGACGCCAAGCTCTACCGCCACGTATCGGTGGAGCTAGACGTTGACGTTGAACATCGCGGGAAGAAATATAAGTACGTTCTTTCCGCTGTGGCGCTGCTGGGCGCCGACATCCCAGCTGTAAACACCTTGAACGACCTGAAGCACTACCTTGACGGAGGCGAGCGTCTCGCTGCCAGTCGTCGGGAGAGCTTCAGTGCAGTGCAAGGCAACTTAACCACTGAGCCCGAGGAGGGCAAAGAAATGACGAAGGAAGAACTGGAAGCCGCGATCAAGGCTGCGGTTGCCCCTCTGGAGGTGAAGTTCACTGCCGCCACGGGCGAACTGGCAACAGCCAACGCCAAGATCATCGCGATGGAAGCCGAGAAGGCCAAGGGTGATGAGCTAGCCGCAGCTAGCAAAGTTAAAATGCACCGCGAATCCTTGACCGGCAAGCTCGAAGCTGCCGTGAAAGACAAGCGCCTAACCCCCGCGCAGCGCGAGAGCACCATCAAGTTTATGCGCCTGGCGGACGACAAGGCGGTGCTCGAAGTGACCGCTGAGCAGCTTGACGAGTACATCACTGTCAACGGCGCGAAGATCAAGATGTCTGCAGAGCAAGGCAAGGGCGGCGGTACTGGCGGCAATGAAGACGCTTCCGAGGAGTATGACGACGCTGGCGCTGAGATCACAAAACGCGCAAAGAAGTTGCAGGCCGAGGACGGTAAGCTGAGCTTCAGCGCCGCCCGCGACCGCGTGATGGAGGGCGATGTAAACCTGGCGCGTCAGTACATGACCGACGCCGCCTAACAACGAGGAGACGATTACATGAGCGGAGCATCTGGTAACACCATGTCGCGCCAGCTTGTCGCTGGCGCTGACCTTAACACCGGCGGCGGCACTGGCGCGCAGTTCAAAGCCATCGCTGTCGGCGGGACAATCGCCGGCACCAACGCCCTGACCATTGGGCTGTTGCAGAACAAGCCGAAGTCGGGTGAGGACGCTACTGTGGGCTTCTTTGGCCACATGAAAGGGGTGGCTGGCGCGGCTATTACTGCCGGCAACCTTGTGAAAGTAACAACCAGCGGTTACCTGATTGCGGTGACTTCTGTGGACGTTCCCTGTGGCGTAGCACTCGCCACTTGCGCGTCGGGCGCCTCGGTCGAAGGCCATTTTAACTTTATCGGGCTGCGCACGACTGTCGGCTCCGGTTTCTTCACCTAAAGGAGCGCACAAACATGAAGAAAGTAAACTTTGCAGCGGTCGGCCGAGACTTGTATCTCGACCTGCCGTTGTCGCAGACCATCATCGACTACCGTCAGGAAGGCATGATCGCCGACCTGATCGCTCCGGTGGTCAACGTCAGCAAGCAGTCCGGCGCCATCATCGAGTTCAGCCAAGGCGACCGCTGGCGCATTGTCGACGACAAACGCGCCCCGGGAACAGAAGCAAAGCGTTTCAGCATTGACGTTAGCTCGCAGCTCTACTACTGCAACAACTATGCGTTGCAGATGGGTGTAACTATCGAAGATCGCTCCAACGCTGACCCCGTGTTCGCCGCGCGCCTGATCGAAGGCCGGGCGATGATGATCACGGACAAGCTCAACCTCAACTGGGAAAACCGCGTCAGCCTGCAAGTTACATCGACCAGCAACGTCGGATCGTCTGCGGCAGTAAACTCCGTGTGGAGCACCACAGAAGGCGACGGCAATCCGCTGACTGACCTGAACACCGCCATCGACAACGTTCGCTACGCGACTGGCTACCGCCCCAACCGCATGGTGTTCGGCGCCAAGGCGTGGGACGGGTTCCGCCGGCACAAGAACGTCCGCAACCTGATCTTCGGCGTGAACAACGGCGGCGGTTACGCCAACACGGCGCAGGCGCGCGAAATCTTCGAGATGGAGCGCGTGGAAGTGGCGGGCCTGTTCAAGAACACCGCTGAAGAAAACATCGCCAGCGCAATCTCCAACATCTGGGGGCCGTCGGTATTGGTGTACTACGCGCCCCCGACAGCGAGCATTGATCGGCCGTCGTTCATGTACTCGTACCGCCTTGCCGCCCCGGGCATTCCCAACATGCAAGTGGAGCGTCATCCGTACAACAGCAAGACAAAGACGGACGACGTGGAAGTTGGCATGTACCAAGACGAGCTGGTGGTTGGTAAGCGCTTCAGCTTCCTTGTGCAGAGCTGCGCGTAAAAGGAAAGTACTCTCCGGCGTTGGGCACGCACCCCGCGCCGGGGTTTTATAAGTGCGAAGAGGATACGGATATGGCCTTAATACCACACAAAGAAGACCCGAACTACGACGAACAAATGAAGCTCTACGCGAAGGACAATTCGCGCTGGGGTGGCGCTGACATGATGAAGGGCTTGCCGAAGCGGTCGGACGTACCGACGGGCCAGCAGCCCGCGCAGTTTCAGACTCACAACCGCGACAAGCGTTAACGATTGGAGGCCGTCGAGTGTTGAATCAAGAACGACTGCGTGGCGGAGGAGAGGAGAGCTTGACGGCCTCCTCCGGATTCTCTGTACGCCACGCCGTCACAACCACGCAACCAAAAGGAACCACGCAATGATTCCGAACACGCAAGTAGTAAAAGGCCCGTCATGCTAATCACCATGCACTGCGGCGGTCTGCCGTTTAACGGCGACACGATTAAGACCAAGTCTCTCGGGGGCTCGGAGACAGCGGCTTATTACGTCGCGAAGGAGCTCGCCGCGCGCGGGCATCGCGTGACGTTGTTTACCAACGCGCAGGAAGACGGGGAGTTCGACGGCGTCAAGTATATCTGGGCCGGCAACGCGACGGAGCACGCGCCGATGGGCGAGCGCTTTCACTTCTACGCGAGCAACACGCCGACCGACGTCATGCTGATCCAGCGCCAGCCTGGCGCCTTCATCCATCGCTTCCAGTCGAAGATCAACGTCTCCTGGCTGCATGACCTGGCGCTGCATCGGCAGAAGCCGCTCGCCGTATCCGGCCTTTGGAACCTCGACTCCGTGTTCTGCGTCAGCGAGTGGCACAAGAACCAAGTCTGCGAGGTGTACGGATTCGACAAGAACTTCGTGCGCACCGTGACGAATGGCATCGATCTGAAACTGTATGAAGGCGACTTATTCAAAGGCAATACATGGGTGCGCCCGTACAATAATCCGCTTTCGCGCGCAATTGTTGGCGGAAAAAATCCCCCAAAGGATCAGATCAAGCTTCTTTACTCCTCGCGCCCCGAGCGCGGGCTGGAACACCACATCCGCCCGGGCGGCATCATGGATCGCCTGTGGGAGATCGACAAGCGCTTCCGCTTGTACGTCTGCAACTACGAAAACAACCCGCCGCAACTGGCAGAGATGTACGCGGCCTTCTACGAGCGCATCGAGCAGATGCCGAATGTGACGGCGCTTGGCAACCTGACCAAGCAGCAACTGGCCGACGTCATGCGCCAGTGCGACGCGCTGGTATACCCGACAGAGTTCGAGGAGGTAAGCTGCATCACAGCGATGGAAGCGATGGCAGCGGGTTTGCCGTTTATTTCGTCGCAGGTCGCAGCGCTGCCAGAAACTTGCGAAGGAGCTGGCGCCGATTTGCTTCCGCTTAATAACGGAGCTGTAGATGAAGATGCTTTCGTAAAAGAAGCGATCCTTCAACTTCTGGCCAAGGACAAAGATGCGCTAGGAAATTTAATTCTAGCGCAAGAGTTTTCTGCTAAGAAGTTCGACTGGCCCGTCGTCGCCGCTCAATTCGAGCGCCACTTCGAGGAGCTGTTTGCCGAGCGCACCAAGAACCCCGAGACGGTGCTCAAGGGGCTGATCCACAACAGCGATTATTATGCAGCAGAGAAGTTCGCTTTCGACAAAGATCGCAGCAAAGTGGCGCCATCACTAGGCAAAGACTCCGCCGAAGAAGAGATGCGCACCTGCTATGCCTTCGCGCGCAACGGAACCTGGAAAGAACACTACGAGGCTTACTATGAATATGAAAGAGCACGCGGCGTTGTCTACGGGCCGGAAGATTGCACGAACAATAACCGCTTTGGGACTGTGGCTAGTTACCTCCGCAATCTCCCTGCTGGTAGTACCGTTTGTGACTACGGCTGTGCTCATGGTCACTATACGATCAATCTGGCGAAGCTCTTCCCCGAGCTTAACTTCGTCGGCATCGACATCACCGCCAGCAACATCGCCACAGCCAGAAAGTGGGCAGCAGATGACGCCGTCGCCAATGCAGCCTTTATCTGCGGAGCAGTTGACGGCGAGAGCATACGCCCTGAGGATGGTGAGCAAAACATCTCACTAGCCAGCTTCGACGTCGTCATCGCTGCTGAAGTCTTGGAGCACGTCGAAGCCCCGTGGGACATGATCGACACGCTCGGCAAGTACCTTAAGCCGAAGGGCAAGATAATCACCACGACGCCGCTCGGTCCGTGGGAGGCCATCGGCTACGCTAAGCACTGGCCGTGGCGCGCGCATGTGCATCACTTGGAACGCGAGGACTTGCACGACTTGTTCGGCATGCACCCAGGCTTCAAAGTCAACCTCGCTGCTGGTGGCCACGACAAAGACGGCGCCGCACTCGGTAGCTACATCTGCGCCTTTGGTAAGCCGCAAGGCCCGAGCGGTCGAATCGACTACGTGCGCAAGCTGAAGCACCAGGCGCCGACGCAGACGCTGGCCGTGTGCATCATCGCCAAGGACGCCGAGCACTCGCTTGGGCGCTGCCTGGAGTCCGTCAAGGATATCGCGCAGGAGATCATCGTCGCCGTGGACGAGACCACAACCGACGCGACGCGCGAGATTGCCGCCAAGTACGTGAAAGGCTTCTCACCACGTGGGGCGTTGCTGTTCGACATTAAGTCGCCGCTAGAGCAAGGCTTCGACGAAGCCCGCAACGAGTGCATCGCCAAAGCAAAGGCAGACTGGATACTCTGGATCGACGCTGACGAGGTGCTCTTCCACCCAGAGAAGATCACCAAGTACCTACGCGAAAACATGTTCAACGCCTACGCGATCAAGCAGCTTCATTACAGCGTGGAGCCGGCTGGAGTCATGAAAGTGGACCTGCCTTCGCGGCTGTTCCGCAACGGCAAGGGCATCAAGTTCTTCGGCGTCGTGCACGAGCACCCCGAGACGGAGCTTAACAAGGGCATTGGCCACGCGACTGTGATCAGCGACGTATCCCTCGCGCATTACGGCTACAGCACGGAAGACGTTCGCCGTCAGCGCTTCGAGCGCAACATCGGGCTGTTGATCCGCGACCGTGAGAAGTACCCAGAGCGCCAACTCGGCAAGTTCCTCTGGGTGCGTGACTTGGCGCAGATGTGTCGCTGGGAGGCGGAAGCAAACGGCGCCCGCGTAAGCGGCGCCATGATCGAGCGCGCGAAGATCGGGATAAAGATATGGGAGGAGCTGCTAGATGCCGGGCAACTGCGCATGCTGGCAGACCCGGACAACCTTAGCTTCTATTCGACGCTGGTCACAGTGCTTGGGGTTGGCTTCGACTTCGGGTTCACGATGGATGCCAGCAAGATGAACGGTGGCGCGCACCCCGAGAAGCAGCCGCCTCTGAGTGCACGCTTCTATTCGAAAGAACACGCAGAGAAACTTTTCCTTAAACTGATGGCCGAGAGGACTACGAATTATGACTCGAAATACTTCTGACATGTCGCTGGAAGATCGCATTTACGCCAAGTTCCGGCAAGCGCTGGTTGGTGACAACGGCGTCCCGCTTAACGTGCAGTGGCGCAACCGCATTACGCGCGCGGACGGCAGCGTTGAAGAGTTCCTGATCCCGCACAACATCGTGACCAAGGACGGTCTGAATGCGCTCGCGGCGCGCGCCATTGGCGTCGTGACTTCGGCCATCGGTTATCTCGCCATCGGCACGGTGACTGCGGCGCATTCGCTCGGGTCCACCGTGACTGGCTTCGGCGAGATCAGCCGCAAGGTGCCGAGCATCCTGGCATCATCGGGTGAGGTGGTTGTTGTGGCTATGACGTGGGCTGGCAATACGGACGGACTCACCGGGGTCGCGCTTGGCTCGGCGGCTTGCGTGAACCATGCGAGCAGTGGGCTGGGTATCGCATACAACCTGACCAATTCGGTCAGCGCGACGCTGGCAGCGAGCGACTTTCTGCTCTTGCAAGCAGAGATTCAAATCGGCTCGCATAACTTATAAAGTATCACGGAGAGCTAATGCGGCTTATTTTTTTAGTTATGGTCTGTTGTATGGCGCTGCCAGCCGTTGCAGCGCCGTGTGCAACGCTGCCAAAACCGGCGATGACTCTGGACGCAATGCAAATAGCCATCACCGAGGACGGCAGCAAGATCATGCTGGCATGGCCCACGGTTGACCCGCAGATTGTGTGTTGTGTGCAAACACAGTTCGACCCAGCGTCATGGCGCAGTATTTTCAGAGAGCGAGTCACGGCCGGTCATGAGTCAACCAGTTTGACTAGCTTTGTGGCCACGATTACCCGCGTGCCGGGTCCCGCTCTAACGGTGGACGAACAGGCCCGCTGCCACGCGATGCGATCTCGTATACTGCAACCGGCCCAATTCGTGGTTCGCAATGCACAACGCGCCGACGGAGCGAGGCCGCTTAAGGTACTGCAAGACCCGGCGCAACCGCTGAGTGCCACCAACCCGCTTATTAATCTCCTGGTCTCTGGCCTACAAGTCTACGTGGAGGCCGGTCGGCCTTGCGAATCTACGCCGGTTGTAAATAGCACAACCTCTGGTAGTTGGCTCTACACAGCCAACGTCGCTGGTGTGCGTGGGATAGCGCTATGCAAACCGAACCAACTGTAACTATTTTCCACAAGAGCAAAGGCGGGTATGCAAGAGCTCGCGTTAGCTATGGCCCGTACATGACGACCTGCTCTGCAGGAGACGTCTGGTCCGTAAAACAAGAGCTGAAAAAGCTGCCGATAATTTGTCCTACGTGTAAGCGGGTGATGCGTGGCAATTAATGTTCGTGACGGGACGTGGGGGCTGGCTAACATCGTAGCCGGTTTCACCACGTCTGCTAGCCAGTTTGGCATAGCGCCGATAATCGAAAATCACTACCCGCCGATGAATGCGGCAAAGACTGGCTTTGTTCTGCCGGTCGCCTTAGTGCGCTGTGTAGGGGTCGTAAACAACACCGATCCAAATACTTTACTTTTCCCGCTCACGATAGACGCAAGCGAACCGACTGTTGGCGACATACCGGTGGCGCAGCGCACTACTTTTTTTAACGACTTGCGGGCAAGACTCCTTGCCCATAATTACGTTGACTGGGACGGTACACCCAAGCAGGTCACGGCCTTTGCGGGGGCTTATCCACCGTCCACACCGCTGCGCCAAGTTGTGGCGGATATTTATGTACACCTTGCCCATAGCGATTATCGCCCTAAGCCGATAATCGCGGCGCTGCACAACACCGAGTACCTGGATGATTTCAGCACTGACCCGACAGCCCGTTGGGCGGCTATATCCGGCGCAGTGTGGGCATGGGACAGCGTTAACTCGGAAATGGACGCAGACGCCACTGTAGCCAGATGGGCGCAACGATATACGACTGATACAGGCTCAATAGAACATGAGGCACAAGCAACGTTTCTTCTTGCTGGTGCGGCATCTACCGACCAGATGGGCGGCGGCGGCGGTCGCATGCATGCTACTGCCGATGATTTTTATTTCCCGGTGATCAGCGCGGTTAACGACACTGTTATTTTATATAAGCACGTCGCTGGCGTGCGCACCACGCTGGCAACATTTACCGGCTACACAGCCTTGGCCAATGAATTTCACACGATGCGATCGGCTTACGCAGGGGCGGCAGGATCGAACGTCGTTATTTCAATCTGGCGGCAGAACCACGGCACGACAAAACCCGCAAACCCAGGTTGGTACGGCGCTGACGGTACACCGGACCACACCTACACAGACACGGCTGCTGATCGGCTCGACGACGCCACCCATTTGTATAACGGCATTGTGGGCCAAGGACAGGGCGGTGACTGGGATACGCGTCACTCTTTCTTCAAAGAGCGGGCTATTTCGGATCGCAGCGCCGGAGGTACTGTCTACACTCGCACGCTTTCCGATTCAGCAAGCATTACCGACGCCCCAATACGTGGTGTGCAGGCCTTCCGGCAAATGCCGCAAGACGCGCTCGCGATCGCAGAGCTTATTGCTCGCTCGCAGATGCACGGGCGGACGACTACTGACAGCCTTTCAATAAGCGAGGACGTGCGCCGCGCGGCGTTATTATTCCGCAAGCAGAATGACAGCGCAGTCGTGAGCGACAGTGCCTTACGCTTTGTGCAGATGTTCCGCCGCTTGCTGGATGACGCTGGCGTAACCGACAGCTTGGCGGTAACCATCACGCTCGGCGGCGTTATTATCGTCACGCGCATTCTGCAAGACGGGCTAAATGTTCAGGATACAGTTATGCGTGCGGTACGCGCGTATCGCCGGGAGTCGCAGGCCGTCAATGTCGCCGACAATAGCTGGTACAGCGCCTCTGTGGTGCGCGGCTTGATTGACACGCTGCAGGTCGCTGAAACTGCCGCCCGCGCCATGATGCGCGGGCGCGTTGTCGCTGATCGAGTTGACGCGGTTGACGCTGCGGTGCGCTACGCCTTGCTGTACCGCTTACTGCACGATAATGCTGATGCTAGCGACTCCCTTGCGCAGACGATCACCTACTACGAGACGCTGATCGGCTTTGTGCTAATGAGCATGCGCAATGAGCCTGTGGTTTTGGCCATTGACCAAAGTCTTGCTGAAACATCCTTCGCTCGCGCTGAGCCTATTCTGATGGAGATGCGGAACCTATGAGCACTCAAGACTTCCTTTGCGGCGACACCATAAAGGTCCGCTGGATAAACTCCGGGGTGACGCCGACCACGATAGTCGGCGCCGTATACACCGGCTCCGAGACCATCGTCGACTCGGCTGCGATGGCGAGCAGCGGTGACGGTCACTACTACCACCTGCACACCGTGCCAAATACCCCGGGCTACTACGTCGCCCAGACGCTCGCCACAATCAGCGGCAAGCCTTACAAGAACCGCACAGCCTATCGCGCCGTGATCAGGGACGTGAATTGATATGCCCCCTCTAATAGACTGGTCAGACATAACTCGGCGTTACCCGGAGACGGCGAAGCTTGCTGACGCGACGCAGGCCGACTCGTCGTGGGTGCCGTTCGCTATCGCCGAGCTGCACGCGCGGTTGGCCCCGGGGTTTACGGTGCCGTTCAGCGACAACAACATGACCGCGAAAGACCTGGCAATCGACCTGACCTTTGCCAAAGTGTACCGCTTCAAGGACATCGAAAAGGCCGACGCTGTCATGACCTACGTCGGCGCGCAGATCGATATGCTTCTAGGCGGCACGCAGAAGATGATAACGACCAGTGGCGATGCGCTCGCGTCTGTCGGCGGCACCATCTACAACACGAGCGACGCTTACCACCCCGTGCACGGCATGGGGCCGATTGAATACGCGATAGTGTCGTCCGCACAGACTATCGCTGAACAGGATGACCGCGGTGTCTACTAAAAATATCGAAGTTATCGTCAAGCCGACGCTGGAGCAGCTGCGCAAGCGGCTGGCCAAGAAGCGCGATGCGGTGATGGACTTGCGCACACCCTACGCGCGCGCGGCAGTGCTACTGGACCAATGGGTGCAGAAGAATATAAAGACAGAGGGCGGCAAGGTAGGTGGATGGGCGCCATTCGCGAAGAATGCGGCGGGCATCCCTATCGTTGAATTGCGCGAGCCGGACCGTGCGCCGGCAAAGCTGCTGCAACGCACCGGACGCCTACGCTCCAGCTTTAGCCCGTTCGCCAGCACCAAGAATGCAGGCATCGGCTCCGACTTGCCCTACGCTAAAGACCACCACGAAGGCATCGGCCTGCCAGAGCGCCCGTTGCTTCCGGATAAAAACCCGGCGCACAAAGAAGTTATGCGCGCGGCGAAGGAAATAATGACCGACTACAATGCCAAGGCGCTGCGCACATGAACCTAATCAACACAGCCGAGGTTACTGCGGCGATCGTAAAGCAGCTTGAGGAGCACCCCGAGCTGATCGGGTTCCTGAAGAACGTCGAGCGCGGCGAGTACGTGAACAAAGACCCGGCGCGCACGCCGTGGTGCGGCGTGTACCGTACCGAGATGCACTACTTGCCGAAAGTGCTCGGCCACCACAGCCGCTCATGGCAAGCGCTGCTGACGGTGAAGCTGGTCGTACAGGCGCACGCGGCCACCGGGCCGGCCGCCGAGGACGCCTGCGAGGAAGCGGTGCAAAAGGTCATGACCGCGGTGCTGAGTGACCTCACCGCGCAGACGACGATGGAGATGCTGAAGAGCGTCGACATCGAGTACAGCTACGATGAGACAAAGAGTGAGACGATAGATTTTCAATGGGCATTTATAACGCTGGTTTACGAAACGAGGAGCGGCATATGAAGCAGGTCGAATGGCTTTCCCCCGAGCGCGTCATCCCGTCTTGCGGGGTGGCGACGACCGGGCAGCTTATCAGTCTGCCGGATGACCTGGCGGATAAATTTATCGCACAGGGAGAGGCCCGTCTGCCTCTCCCTGCACAACACACAACCCGCCCCAAAGCGGAACCGAAGGGAGGTGAAGTATGAGCTATGGCATGAAGACAAACGTTGGCATGTCGTTCCAGAACAGCTACGGAACGGCGCTGGCCAACTCGATCTACTGGGTGCCGTTCCTGTCGGAAGGCTTCGCAATTAGCAAGGAGCCCATCGTCTCCGAGAACATGACGGGCGTATTCGACGAGGGCGCTACCTACGAGGGCTTGAATGCTGTCGAAGGAACGCTCGAAGTCGAAGCGCACCCAATCGTCCTGGGCGCGATGCTCAAGGCGTTAATGGGTAACCCCACCACCGTGACCAGCGGCGCATACTTCACGCACACGTTCAAGCCGCGCACGGCGGACTTCGACGACTTCGCTGCAAGCATCCCAGTGACGATCACCAAGGCGCTTGGCGACACAGGCAGCGCGCACCGCTTCTCAGATATGGTCGCCAGCAAGATGTCGTTGTCGGTCGCCAATGGCGAACTGCTGAAAGCCTCGATGGACTTCATGGGCGGCAAGTATTCGCAGATCGTAGCGCCGGCCGCGAGCTACCCCGCGGGCAAGTCGTTCACCTGGGACGTGGCCAGCGTGTCGATCGCGGGCGCGGCGAATGCGGACATCTCCGAGTTCAACATGGAGCTGGACGAGTCCCTGGAGAACAAGTACACACTGAACGCGTCAAAGACCCCCTCGCGCACCAAGCGCAGCGGTCGCCGTACGCTTTCGGTCGGCGGCACGCTGATCTTCGACACGCAGAGCGAGTACCAGAAGTTCCTCGACCAGAGCGAGCGCAACCTGACTGTGAACATGGTCGGCCTGGCCAACGTTCAGTCTGGCTACAACGAGCTGCTGACGATCACAGTGCCTTTGTTCCGCTACGTGGAGTTCAAGCCCGTGGCCGGCGGCGCCGAGAAGATCGAAGTCGGCTTCAGCGGCAAGGGCATTTACTCCACCACGAGCGCGACAATGCTGCAAATCACGCTCGCCAACACGCAGGCAGCTTACTAAAAGAGGACCACGCAAATGGGACGCTTCACGCAGGCGGTAGACGAGAAAGTAGAGTTCGACGGCGACACGGTTAGCTTCACACTGCGCCGGCTACAGAACAAGCACATGCTAGTTCTGGCGCCGGTGCTCGCAGCACTACCCGGGGAGAACCCCCTCGCGCGTACCGCGCGGCTGGTGCAGGCGGCGGAAGGCATCCTCCGGGAGTGCGTCACAAACTGGCAGGGGCCGAAGGATGCGAGCGGTAAAGGGCTGACCTTTGACGAGGTGCTGGCCGAGTCCTACTTCCTCGCGCTGTTGGACGAGGTACTTGGGCGCCTGCTGAAGGTCAGCGTCATGCAGGAGGTGGACGCAAAAAAATCGCCCGCGACACCGCCCGGTGCTTTATCCGGGGGGAGTGTGAAAACGACCCCGTCGCCGGAGTCCTTACTGGTTGGTGGTACACCGCCTTTATAAGCTGCACAGACCTTGACGTGGAGACGCGTAGTGCTGGCAAGGGTAAGGCGCACCGGAAGCTAACAATGGTGCGGCGCTGTTACCCGGATGGCGAGTCGTGGATGGAACAGGAGGTGATTGTGTCCGAGGCGTTCAATGTGATGGCGAACGAAATACGCGAGGCTGTAAAACGTGGCTGAGAATGTCATTGAATTCCTGATCAAAGGCGACGCGAGCGGCGCACAGAAAGCGTTTGGCAAGCTGGATGGCGCACTCGGGCTTGCTACGAAGGCGCTCGGCGCACTCGGCGCAGGGTTCGGCGCATTTAAGTTTGCCGAGTTCATCGGCAACCAAATCGAAGTCGCTGATCAGATGGGCAAGATGGCGCTGAAGTCCGGCGTCGCTGTCGAAGCCTTTTCGCAGATGGCCCATGCTTTTGGCCTGTCCGACGTGTCCGCCGAGGAGCTGGCCGGCGGCTTTAAGTTCCTGAACAAGGCCATCGACGAAGCGAAGCAGGGCAACGACGCTGCGCAGAAGTCTTTCGACTCGCTGGGCGTATCGATGGCGGACTTGAAGAAAGACTCTGCCGACGAAGTAATGCTCAAGCTGGCGGACGCTTTCACGAAGATCGAAGACCCTGCTGCACGCAACACAATGTTGCTTGAGAAGTTCGGGCGCGCCGGGCTAAAGCTGGCGCCGGCTATGGAGGAAGGCCGCGCCGGCATCGAGAAGTTGATGAAGCAGGCGGACGCCTTGGGCTTGACTGTGGACAAGGAGTTCGCAGCCGCGGCGGATCGGTTCGGCGACAGCATGCAGACTGTCGGCGCAGCCGCGCAGGGCGCGGGGCGCCAGCTCGGGAAAACGCTGCTGCCTGTACTGCAAGAAGTTATCGATGCGTTGTTCGACTTCGAGGGGACGTCCACCGAGTCTATAATACCTTGGGGGAAAACCTTTGTTACGGTAGTCGGCATCGTGTCGGCGGTGTTCCTGGGGCTTGTGGGGGTAGTAAAGGCGGCGGTGCAAACCATCTTCGCGGCCTTTACGCAAATCGTTCAAGGACTCACTGCGCTTAACGATGCTGCCGTTAAAGTCCTAACCGGCCAAGAAGGCGCTCTCGATACTCTCGCGCAAGGCTGGGAGGATATGGGCAAGACGGGCCAAGCAGCGCTCGCCGGCATCGATCGCGACGCGCTTAAAACTGGCGCTGCGATTAATGCGATTGACGACGCTATTAAGAATTATGGCACATCGATAAAGAAAACCGGCGAAGAAACAGTTAAGGCCAGCAACGCCAAGATCGACCCTGTCAGCAAGGAAGCCGCGACGCGCCTCGAAACATTGCGCCAGTCCGTGCTGGGGTTCATCAGTACGCTGGACAAGGCCACAGCGGCAGCCTCCGGGAATAAGCTCGCCGGGATAGACGCCGAGTACAACGCGCAGCTCGATGCGATCAACAATCTGAAAGCGTCTGAGTCTCAGAAAGCGGAGATGCTACTGGCGCTGGATACGAACTACGCCGCACAGCGCGTCGCGCTGAACGACTCGATGCTCGCGCAGATGGGCATCAGCAACGACTCCTACCGCGCTCGCCAAGCAGAGCTAATCGCGCAGGACGCGGAGCGGATGGTGACGGCAGGGGTCAGTGAAGTCGACGCGCTGAACTTTAAGAACGCCTCGCTTCTACAGCTGCAAGCAAATTATCTCGCTGCAAAGAGAAGCGCGCTCGGAGAGGAGTACATGACGCAGGACGAGATAACAATCGCCCGCGACGAGGCAGAAGTTCTGCGGCTGCAAACAAACTATGCCAACAAGCTAATTTCCGAGGACGAGTTCAATGCAGCAATGCGCGAGCGGGCCGTAATTCGTGACGCAGCGCTTGGTTCTATAGCAGCGCAAACAGCGGCCAGTCAACTCGCCTTTAGTAAAATGACCACAGATCAGCAGCTCAGGTACACCGCGGACGGCTTAAGCGGGATCACCAGCTTGATGAAGTCAGAGAACAAGACGCAATTTGCAATAGGCAAAGCTGCCGCCATTGCACAAGCAACAATCAACGCGTACACCTCCGCAACGCAAGCTTACAAGGCACTCTCCGGGATATACATCGTCGGCCCCGTACTAGGAGCTCTCGCCGCCGGCGCCGCTATCGCAGCGGGTATGGCAAACGTAAGTAAAATCAGCAGCACGTCGATGGGCCAAGCCCACGCCGGCATGACTAATATCCCGAGCGAAGGCAGTTACCTGCTCGACAAAGGCGAGCGCGTCATCCAGCCGGAGCAGAACAAAGACCTGACCAACTTCTTGGATAAGGGCGGAGAAGGCGGTGGCGGTGGCACGCAGGTCGGCTCTGTGAACGTCAGTATCACCGTACCAGACGGGCGCGCGCTGCGCGACATGAGCCGCCGGGACTGGGAGGACTTGGTGGCCGATAAGGTAGTCCCCGCACTCAATGTGCTCGACCGCAAAGGCGTGCGCCCAGACAGCGTGCAGAGGTATGACCGATGAGCTACTTACTTTTCCCGAGCAGCGGTAACCACGTGACGCTCGAACCGGAATGGAACTTCGACCGCAAAGATGCGCAGGTCAAGAATGAGCACATCACCCGGGGCGGCAAGCGCTACGTGTACAAGTGGGGCAGTTACGTGAAGTTCGGCTTTGGCCTGACGTTTATCAATTCATCGACGGCGGCGCTGATTAACTCCTGGTGGATCACGAACACAAAGCTCCAGTTCATGAGCACCAGCGAGACGGCGGTGTACTCAGTAATGCTGATCGCGAGCGACTTACCGATGGGGAGTTTCCAGAAGCCCTATACCGATAAGTTCAAGGGCACCATTGATTTACAGGGCTATTAATCAATGACTTATAGCGTATCCAGTGCGTTTGTGGATTACTGCGCGACGGAGAATCCCCCGGTCAAGCGCACGTTCACTATTGCAGGCAGCGACTACAGCGACTGGGTGCTGCGCTGGCCCACGGTGCGCACGCGCTGGAACGAGTTGCAACCGAACAACGTCACCATCAGCCTCGCCAACGAAGACCAAACATTTAACTTCTTCAAAGACGCAAAGACGAATGTCCAGGCGACGTGCGCTGTTAAGTTCGGGTTTACGGACGCGAGCCTAATGACTGCAACGTGGGCGCAGGTTGGCAGTCAACTTCTGGTAGGACTTGATAGCCCTGCACTCGCCGCGCTCAACGCGACAGATGTAGCCATGCTAAACCCCACGTTTGTCAATTCCGCAATACTCAGCGTCTACCGTTGGGACGGCGCGCTGTGGGCGCAGGTTGGTAGCGTTTTAGCAATAACGAGTGTGAATATCCCAGCCATCGCCGCACTCAGCGCGACGGATGTGGCTATGCTGGATTCTGGGAACGACGCGCTGCGCACCTACCGCTGGGACGGCGCGCTGTGGGCGCAGGTGGGCTCGCAGCTTGTAATTGCCCCAGTAGGTAACCCAGCACTCGCTGCGCTTAATGAAACTGACGTGGCCATGCTAGATGCGAGCGCGTGGGCGCTGCGCACCTACCGCTGGAACGTGTCCTCTGGGCTATGGGCACAAGTCGGCTCGCAGCTTGCAATAAGCTCTCTCGCTAACCTGTCAATCGCGGCGCTCAATGCCACGGACATTGCACTAGCGAGCGACGGGAACGACGCGCTGCGCACTTACAGATGGGACGGTACATTGTGGGCGCAAGTCGGCTCGCAGCTTGCAGTAACAATGGGCATCCCAGCGATCACTGCGCTTAATGAAACTGATGTTGCTATGCTCGATGCGACTGTCGACGCATTACGCACTTACCGCTGGAACGTATCCTCGGGGCTGTGGGCGCAAGTCGGCTCGCAGCTTGCGCTATCCACAGTGAGCGTCCCCGCACTCGCTGCGCTCAATACAAGAGACATTGCCTTTGCAGATGCTACAAGCGACGCACTCCGCACCTACCGCTTCACCGAGACGAACGACGAGCTATTGACAGCCTTCTCTGGCACCGTCGCCGGGGTAGACTTTAAGGACGGCGCAGTGGACCTGCGCATCGTAGACAAGGTGCAGCGCTTGTCCGACCGCATCGTCGGCACCAGCAACTCGGCGACGGTGTTCAGCTCCAACACGCTGCTCCCGAGCGACATTGCGTGGACGCTGTGCACTTGCTATGGGGGCCTCAGCACTATTCAAAGCACCAGCAACCCGGATATCGACTATGCGTCCTGGCAGACCTGGGCGAACGCTTTCAGCCTCGACCAGATTTATATGGGCGCCAGCTTCAAGGGCCAGAAGGTCACCGAGGCGTTGCGCAAGCTGACCGAGAACACGCAGAGCGCCGCGTTCATGGCGAACGACAAGCTGACCTTCGCCCGGTGGACGGCGACGGACTCTGGTGTGCTGCAGCTGACGGACAACCATATCAAGTCACTCGGCGTGAAGGTCAAAGCCGACGCACTGATTAATAAGCAGTGGGTAGAGTTTAATTACAACGTCACCAGCCGCAACTGGAGCAACGCGGTGTTCGAGGCGAACACCGCAAGCATCAATAGCTACGGCACCCGCGAGACGGTAATGAAGGACGAGTCGGTCTGGTATACGACTAGCGCGTCGGCGTTGAATCTCGCGCAAAGGTTCTTGCTTATCAACCAGTTACCATACGATCAAGTGGACCTGACGACGCCGCTGGTGGCGCTATATAAGCAGGTCGGCGATACGATCAATGTGACCGACAGCCATCTCGATCTAAGCGATAGCTGGCGCATCATGGAGATGGCACTTAACACGGACGATGGGTCGATGGAGTTGGTCATTGATAACTCGCAGGGCGTGCTGAGTAGCTTAACCTGGACAGAGCGCGCCAACCCAAAGAACTACCAGCTGAATGCAATTGCCTGGAGCGGCGGACTATTCGCAGCGGTCGGCGAAGCGGACGGCACCGATGCGTACATCATCACCTCCGCGGATGGCGCTACCTGGACCGAGCGTAGCAACCCGAAGAACTTCGCGCTGTACGGTGTTGCTCATAACGGCACGAATCTATTCGTCGCCGTCGGCGCATCGGATGGCACCGATGCATACATCAGCACAAGTCTCGACGGCTTCACCTGGACAGAGCGGGCCAACCCAAAGAACTTCGCACTGCGCGCCGTGGTCTGGGCGGGCGCGCCCGTTTCGCTGTTTATTGCCGTCGGCGATGCGGACGGCACGGACAGCTACATCCTGACCAGCCCGGACGGTAGCGCCTGGACAGAGCGCGCCAACCCAAAGAACTTTGGCCTGAACGCTGTCGCGTGGAGCGGAGCCTTGCTGGTCGCAGTCGGTGATGCGGATGGCACTGACGCGTATATCTTGACCAGTACCAACGGGCTCACCTGGACGGAGCGCGCCAACCCAAAGAACTTCGCACTCAACAGCGTCGTCTACCGCGTCACAAAATGGATTGCGGCGGGCGTCGCGGATGGCACCGATGCTTATGCGGTCACAAGCACAAACGGCACGACCTGGACGGAGTCTGCGAACAACAAGAACTTCGCGGTGAACGCGCTCTCCTGGAATGGCTCGCTCGCGCAAGCAGTCGGTGCCGCCGACGGCACCGATGCGTACATGCCGAGCACCGAGGACGGCACTACCTGGACGGAGCGCAGCAACCCGAAGAATTACGACCTCAATAGCATTGCCTGGAGCGGCAATATATTTTGCGCCGTGGGCGACGCGGCACCAACAGCAATGACCTGGACGGAGCGCACGAACACGGTAACAAAGGGG